TATAACCCATAGAATCATAAATAGTTTTTATGGACTCAGGCATGGAGGATTCCATATAGGCCATGCTCCAATACTTAATACCTTCGCGTCTAGCGCTTTTTTCGATCTCCCTAAGAAGCTTTAAGCCCCCGCCAGTATTCCTGAATTTTTCATTGACCCACCAAGCCAGCTCAGTACCAGATACAACGTCGAAATTAGCTAACAGTGGGCCTTTAATGCCGCAAACGAAACCCTCTACAGCGCCGTCGATCTCTAACACCAGGCAAAGGCCGTCATCCATACACTTTTCAGTCATGGCGTGTACAGCATCATCTTGCAGAGGCTCCGCTTTATATATAGTGTGCTTCCAGAATTCCCTGCTCATTTCAATAATGGCCGGAATATCTTTTGTTTCGCAATCTCTAATCATAAAACATTGTCAGCACTAGCCGCCCGTTTCTCTCGTTATCACCAAAGCCACCTACCGGCTCTGCTCTGTGCATTAAATCAGCGTCAAATATAAACGCCCTATTTGGAATCATTGCGGCTATATTCGTTATCTGCCACGCTTCTTCATTATTGGTGTCGTCCTGCCATACTTTTAACTGCTTCTCATTGATCGGCGTGCTACATAAGCCTGTTTTTTTATGCAACACAAGTGATGTTCCACCCTCGCAATCTTCAAGCCTATTAATATACAGCATTAAACTATAAGACCCCATAACGGCATCAGTATGTGCTTGATGGGGCGCATCCATACCATTAGTGCTAAGTCTAAGAAATAAAGCGTTAACCTTAATGTCTCGACCAATTGAATTTATAGTTCTTGCTATAACTTCTGCCTCTATGCTTTTGGGGATATCTAAACTAACGCCGGGATAAAAAACTCCGTCTTCTGGGTTTACAACTCCGTCATAACTGACATCATCGCAATGAATACGAAACGATTCAAAATCATTCAGAAAATTATCTATTATGATCTCGCTATCCATCCAGTATTACCCTCGCCTGTATTTTTTAAGTAAATCCCAGTGCCTGAGCTATCCGTATCAACATACCATCGGCCAACAGTTGCAATCACTACGCTTTCTGGGCTTCCAGATCCAACGAGAGGTGGTTTAATCGCTTCCGTTACCTGATCCATCCATGTAGCAAACTGGACGCTAGGGAAGCCATCTAGAATGATCTTGTCGGTTATTGCTGGTGCTTGTATGAACTCAGCCAATGTCTGCTTCAACCTTTATTAATGTAGCCTTCGTGGGGCTTGACACTTCGAATTGTAACACTCTTTGGCGTGCAAACCTACCAAGCCTATTCCACACTGGACGATGTAAGTACTCGCCGATCTTGCCCATTGAGCGAGATATAAAACCGTCATAAGTTCTTGCGCCATCATCCGACCAAGAAAATGTAATCTTGGGATCTGAGCCGCCGGTTGCAAAAATAGCATTTCCTGCCGCATTGGTTCCTGTTTGTATTTTTAAGTCGTTCGCTAGACCTACTCCAGCCTCAATAACAGCCTCGATAGATGCCACATTTACGGCATTACCGGAGTTATCAAAAGGGCGCGATGTTATAAGTCTCGGAGTTAAAATCCCATACTCGAGCGACTCATCCTCTCTTAGCTCGCCAATATTGCCAGTTTGAGAATCTCCAACAATCGTTATCCCATAAGCTGTAACAATATGCGAAACCCTGTAAGCCGAAAGGCTTGCACCGTCAATAGATTGTCGTTCGTGCCAACGGTTATTGGTTAAGTCGTAAACATAACACGTTGATTGTGTTGATACCCCAAGCATGTAAGCGCCTGATTCAGCATAAACCCATGAAAATAATTGGCCTTCCAGCTCTTCGATAGATAGCTTTGATAATTCATTTTCTATTGCGATAGTCGATAGTTTTCTTTGTTGACCGCCTGAAACCAGCCAAACCGCTGGAGATTCATCAACACCACCACCAACAAACGCAAGACCGCCGCCAAACTTAACAATTGATTGCGGAGAAAATACACCGATATCAATGGCAGCACCAACGATAGGCGCAAAAGGTGAAGGTGCGCGGCCGACATTCCTAAAAGGCTGGATTGTTTCTGAGCCGAAAATGTAGAGCTGACCATTAAGAACACCCTGGCCTCTAATCTGGTCTGGATCCACCTCTGCTACATTAAAATCTAGCGGGTCATAACCAGTAAGACCATTATTTAACGGAGAATTGAAAAACTTCTTGCCATCTGACTTATGGAATGAGAAATAGCCATCAGTATAAATAACACTAGAGGCTGGACCATCAAAATTAGAGTCTGTAATCTCTGTTAATGTATCTGGTGATGCCGTGAAAATATAGCTTTTACCTGCTGTTACCGTATCTGGAATAGCGACAATGCATAATTGAGTGCCGTTATCTGCCATATAAACACGGCTAACTCCATCTATTACGCCAACCGAAACAGTAGTGTAAACATCAGCACCAGCGACAATAGTTCGCTCTAACCTAAACAGCGTATTAGAAATAACAAAATAAGGGATGCCAGCGAGTACATGCGCCCCTCTGCACTCATCAAGAACACTGCCTGCAATAAGCGCTGTAATACCCTCAGTGCTAAACAAGTTAGCATCCGTGATGGTAGCCGACTGAGGCACAGAAGGCCGCCAGTTAACCGCTCTTTGGGCGCTTAAAGGCAATGCGTCAGAAGTGTAGAAGCCCGCTGCTATTGGTAGCGTTGTTCTCATTATCTAGCCTCGATTATAAAATAATCTGTTAGCTTCGCCGTTACATTACGCGCTGCTGTAGTGTTGGCAACCTGTAATTTTAGGTAATCATTCTCATCTAAAATAGTATTGTTATTTAAGCTAAAAAAAGCAGCATCAGTTGAGCCAGTGAAATTATTAACCTCTCTTGACTGTATCATAACGTCAACAAATCCTGATGCTGAATTATCCCACTTAACTACTTTCACCTCTATCACATCGCCTGCCGTACCTTCAATAACTATATCACCAAAGAAATCATATTCCCTAGGGTCTACCCCTAAATGCCTAAGCTGACCGTTAGAAGGAGAATCGAAGTGCTGTAAGTCGGATGCGGTAAACGTTCCAGCAAGATCAAGAAACGCACCTATAGCAACACCACTTAATGCGGTAGCTGCCGCCGTTGTCACGTCAATTCTTCCGCCCTCAAATGTGTTTGATATTCCTGAATTGCTAGCCCAATCGCAAGCCAGATCAACTTGTGATAGCCCTGTATTTATAGTTGTATCATCAGCATTTATAATATTGTTTCGTTTTATTAGACAGCCTTTTAAAACAAAGCTTGAAGAGTTAGTAAAGTTAGCGGCGACGAAGTCAGTAAGCGCCGCTAAAGTGCCTAAATCTGCATTAATATCAGATAAAAATCTATCGCTAAAAGTAAGAGCTGTACCCGCTTTAAACAAAGGGGTAGCTACTGCATTATCTAATGATCTAACGATTGAGGTGGTAACTCTAAAGCCCGACCACGCGCCACTTAATGTAAGTGAAGGATTTCCGCCAAATCTGCCTGTATCAGTTTCTAACCCTTGTCTATATCCATCAATCTCACCAAGAGAAATACAATTATTGTAATTCACTCTTGTCATCTCAATAGCTTCATTGCCTGTCGCGCCAACAAGGCTATACATGCTAGACCCTGCACCAGTAACAGTTAAGCCAACATCAACAGCATTTACCGATCCAGTGCCGGTAAACATTACATGACCAGCAGTAGTTGACGTCAATTGAGAGATATTGAAGTCGTGACCTCTAATACTAAGACCGCCAGCAGGAACGGTTATCGTACCTAATCCGGTCATATTAATAATGCCGTCGATAATGTATTGCTTGGTTGAATCTAGCGATCCCGTTAATTGTGATCCCGTAGTAACGATTACAACCTTACTAGCAACAGCTGCATCCAAAGTGATTGTGCTTGTTGCACCCGTAACGGTCATTCCTGTGCCGCCAACAATACTACGCCATACTGGGGATGATGCCGCTATATCATCAACTAAAGTCGTGCCTGTTTGGTCAAAAGTAGAACTGGTCGATAAAGAAATTCCATTGTGCGCGTCAATAGCCGCAGTAATACCAAAGCCGCCAGCGATATTGCGAATAGCGTTAACAGAGCCTTGCACGTCCAATACTGGCGCACCGCTTGGATCACCGTCTTGCACGATTGAGCCGGTAACCGCCAAAGCAGCATAAAAATCAGTATCAAGAATGCGTAAGTTCTGACCATTAACAACAAAATCCAAGTATGCACCGCTTGGAATAGTAGTAGAACCTGTAAACGCGCTTTTCTTTGTGCCTTTTACCGTATTATTAGTCATTTTCTGTGCCTATGTATGTGCTTTGGCCTTCCGCGTTAGAGTAGAAAGGATCTGTATAGCGCCCATCATAATTCCCAGAACCAATTGGTGTGGTTGAGGGGAATTGTGCAGGCTGAATAATTGTGATTGCTTGTGCCAGCATCGTACCAAACGATCTATCAGCAGAGAATTTAATAAGCGGGTTAACTGGTGTTGTTGAGTATTGCGGCCATAACGTAAGCGCAAGGTTTTTTACCATCCCCAATATCACACCATTAGCTACGGTCATTTGATCGTCAACACTAGATAATGACGTATAACCAAGAGCTACGAATTCAGGCCTAGCCATCATACGATTAAGATACCGTAAGCCATCGCTAAGCTCCACGTCTTGAATGGGCGCTTTAGATTGCGTAACCTCAGCAAACGCCCTTGTGATGACTTCCCTAGCCTGCATCTGCATCCTCTGGAGCTATATAGCCGTTGTTTTCAGTTAATATTTGATTTGGTAGACCGGAATAGAACGTGTTTCCCCATATTCCATAATCATTACCTGATCCCATCGCAAGTGTCGAAGGATAAGCAGAGTTTGCAATAGTGGGTAGCGATATTTGTAATAGTGTATTAAGCCCATCTTGAGCTTGCTCGAATAAATCAGGACTTGTAAGCGAGTCTTTGAATGCTGGCGATATCTCAATAGCTAGGTTTTTAACCATAGGCTCCAATGCGCCATCAGGAACGGTCATTTCATCACCTAAGCTATCAATAATCGTATAGCCGACATTAATTCCGTTAATAGCGAAATCTTGCATCATAGCGTTTAGATAAAAGATGCCTACCTGTGCCTCGTAAGCGCCTACAGCGGCCTCCGAAGGTATAGCAACTATTTCCTTTAGCGCATCAAGTATTACGTCGCTTGCTGTCTCGGTCATGCTTTACAACCTTATCTTGTTTCTTTGGGCTGCCTAACTTTTGGAAGCCTTGAGAGATAGCAAACTTTGCCATTTCTGGTGTGTCTTTAAGCTCAATAATAGAGCCGCTTTTACGTTTGTATTTTATCATAATAGCCTCGAAAAAAGGGGGCTTTTACACCCCCACACAGATTAGCCGAACAACTGACCAGCAAAGAACGGATTCATTACGCCGTAAGCAGGGCGGAAATCAATACGAACTTTCTGTTCATTCTCAAGGAAGCCAACACCTTTAGATACACGGAACTGCAAACCATCTTCGGTAGTAGCAACGG